TCAACTTTGTGCGCAGCCGAGGATTAGACCGAGGTTGCGCTGGAAGGAACCTTTAACATGGCAAACGTCAACAGCCCTTTCGGGCTCTACCCGCTGCGTCATCGCAGTGGCGGCGTTGTCCGTGCAAATGGGTATCCCATCGCCTCGGGGCAAGCTGGAGCCATTTACAGTGGCGACCCGGTGAAGCGCTTGGACACTGGCAAGATCGCGGTGGCTGCGGCGGGGGATATTCTGATCGGTGTTTTCCAGGGAGTTTACTGGATTGATGCCGATGGCACGGTGCGTTTTGAGAAAATCTGGCCGACCGGCCAGGTCACGCAAAATGCGGACGACGCCAAGGCTTACGTCTATGACGATCCGAACATCGAGTTTCTGATTCAAACGGACGCCACGGGCTACGCCATCACCAACAACGGGAACAACGTGGACATCGTCTACGCGGCCGGCAGTACCCTCATGGGGCGCTCCGCTGTGGCTGCCGATATGACTGCGCCCGGCTCCGCAACGGCCCAGCTTCGGATTCTGGAGAAGTATTCCGATCCGAGGAATGAGTTGGGCGCCTACGCTCGCATCTCTGTGCTCATCAACGAGCACGAGTTGAAGAGCGTAACTGGCGTCTAACGGGAGAACCACGATGCCAATGAATCGATCGCAGTTCAAGAAACAACTCCAGGACGGACTCAACACCGTGTTCGGCATGGAGTACCGGCGTTACCCGGAACAGTGGCGCGATATCCTCGATGTCGAGACTTCGGTCAAGGCGTATGAGGAGGACGTGCTGATGGTGGGACTGGGCTCTGCCGTGGTCAAAGACGAAGGTGCCGGGGTGCAGTACGACCAAGGTGCTGAAGGCTGGACCGCGCGCTATGTCCACGACACCATCGCTCTGGCGTTCGCCATCACCGAGGAAGCAGTCGAGGACGGCCTATACGGCAACCTCGGCGGCAAGTTCGCGAAGTCGCTTGCACGTTCGTTTCAGCATACCAAGAACGTGAAGGGTGCCAACATCCTGAACAACGGCTTCAATGCGGCATTCCCCGGCGGCGACGGCAAGCCTCTGTTCGCCACGGATCATCCGCTGTGGATTGGCGGAACTCTGAGCAATACCTTCACCACGCAAGCGGACCTTGCGGAGTCGTCGCTCGAAGATGCGCTGATTCAGATCAGCCAGTTCGTCGACGATCGCAACATCCCCGTGGTCATGCAAGCGACCAAGCTCATCGTCCATCCGTTCAACCAGTTCAACGCAGACCGGCTTCTGAACAGCGTTCTGCGCCCTGGCACGGCTGACAATGACCTGAACTCGATGCGTAACCAGGGAATGCTGCCCGGCGGTTTCTCGGTCAACAACCATCTGACCGACCCGAACGCCTGGTTCCTCAAGACCGACTGCCCGGACGGGCTCAAGCATTTCGTCCGGAAAGCCATGCAACGTGGCATGGAGGGTGATTTCGAGACCGGCAACATGCGCTACAAAGGGCGTGAACGGTACTCGAACGGCTGGACCAACTATCGAGGCGCGTTTGCCTCGTCAGGGAACGGCTGAGCAATTGGGTACTGCACCTACCAGTAGCAAGCAACGGAAGCCCGCATACTTCGGTGTGCGGGCTTTTTTCTTCCAACGCTCTATGAGCGGCCGCCAGGCCGTTGAAAGGAAAGAACATGACCACGCATACACTCTCCCACGCGGATGTCCTCCAGTGGGGTAACGCAGTAGTCCCGGGCAACGCCAAGCGCGGGATCCGGATGGATCCGATCATTCAAGCCAGCCTCGGCGCGCCCGCGACGCTGGATGCAGATGGGATCATCAGCGCAGTCGCGGTACTCGCGGCTGGTTTCGTAACCATGGATGGCGTACTGGTTGCGGCCAGCGTCGCCACGCTCGGCGGCACTTACGGCCGCGGGGTGCAGATCGTCTCGGACGGCGCGGGTGATACCACGCAGGTCATCACCATCAGAGGCCGGGATGCTTACGGCGAGCCCCTTACCGAGAGCATGACGCTCAACGGCACAACGCCCGTTCTTGGCCTGAAAGCGTTCAAAACGGTGCTTTCGGTCCACGCATCGGCACTGCTCGCCGGCCTCCTGGACGTGGGTACCACGGACAAGCTGGGCCTGCCTTTCCGCCTCGATGGCAAGTACGACATGCTGCGGGCGTACATGGACGTGACCGATGAACTCGCCACCGGCACTCTGGCCGCGGCAGTGACCACGACCCCGACGGCTCTTACCGGAGATGTCAAGGGAACCTGGCTGCCGGCCACCGCAACCAACGGCACCCGTGCGTACCGCCTCTGGTACAAGGTCTCGGGCGTTGCCAACAGGGAGCAGGCTTTCGGGAAGTTGAACTTCAACTCGTAATCCTGAATCCTCTCTGAAGGGAGATCGCTATGGCTGATGCAGTTACTACCGTCACGCTCGTTGACGGAGTGCGTAACGTGGTGATGCACTTCACCAACGTCTCAGACGGCACGGGCGAAGCAGCCGTCGTCAAAGTGGATGTGTCCGCGCTCTCAGGTGCTCCTCGCGAAGTCACGATCGACAAGGTCGAGTTTGCGACGGAGGGCATGAGTGTGGAAATCCTGTGGGATGCCACTGTTGATGTGCGTGCTGTGCTCCTACCCGCGAACAACGCAAGTGAGATGAACTTCGAGCGGGATGGAGGGTTGCGTAACAGCGCCGGCGCCGGCAAGACGGGTGACATCGTCTTTACCACGGTCGGAGATGATGCAGGAGATCGTTACGACATCACGATCAGGGCGCATAAGGTGTATTAAATGAAACCAATGCTCACCGCGCTCCGCTTGCGCGAAGTGTTGGATTACGACGCCGCCACCGGAGTTTTCCGGTGGCGCGTGTCGCGCGGTCCTGCCAAAGGCGGAGACGTGGCCGGTTGTATAGGCAAGGATGGCTATCGGCGGATATGCGTTGATTGGCATGATTACCTTGCCAGTCGTCTTGCTTGGTTGTACGTCCATGACTGCTGGCCGGAGAACGAGATCGATCACAAGAACACTATCCCCCGGGATGATCGGCTTCAAAACCTTCGCGATGTGACAAGCGCCGGGAATAAACAGAACAAGCGACGGGCACGCACGGACAACAAGCTCGGGATGCTTGGCGTATCTCTAAACGGAAAGAATTTCGGGGCGAGCATAGGAATTGACGGGGGGCGGAAATGGCTCGGCACCTTTGAAACACCAGAAGCCGCGCATGCCGCCTATGTTGCAGCCAAGCGCAAATATCATCCCACTTGCACCATATAGGCTATGACGACATCCAATACGTACTCTTTCATTCTCACTGTCGGCGGGATCATCGAAGAAGCCTGTGAACGAGCCAGCGTCGAACAAAATGCCGCACGAGCACGCTCGGCCCGGCGTTCCTTGGCCTTGTTGATGATGGGCTGGTCGAACGATGCCATCAGTCAGTGGCGTGTCGAACAGAAGCAACAGATTCTCACTGCCGGACTGGCGACTTATACGCTGGAGGCGCAGGCCATCGATATCCTGGACATGGTGCTTCGGCGCGACGTGACGGAGACCCCGATAGAAGGGATCGGCAGGGATGATTACCTCAAGATTCCGCGGAAAGATCAGCAAGGGCGACCTGATCGGTTTTTCGTAGACCGCGGGCGCGATGCCGTGACATTTACCCTGTGGCAGACGCCCGAGAATTCGACGGATATCGTGATATTCAACCAGTTTCGACGGCACCAGGATGTCACGACCAACGAGGAAAACATTGACGTAGATCGACTGTGGTACGACGCCGTGGCCGATGAATTGGCCGCGCGCATGGCCTTCAAGTTCAACGCATCAAAAGCTGTGGCGTGCAAAGCAGCGGCCCGCGAGTCCTATTTCCTGGCGCGCACTGAAAACCGCGAGCGCGCTGATACAGTAATGCGTGTGAGGTACGGTAGACGGTGACGACCTTCGCGCGCGGTAGGCAGGCTTGGGGAGAATGCGCCCGCTGTGGAGAAAAGCGGCTGCTGCGCACGCTGGTCGAGGATGGGTACATCGTGGGCTTGCTCGTATGCCCTGACTGCTACGAACCCAAACATCCGCAGGAAAGGCTGCCCAAGGTCGCTGATGCGATGGCGCTGCGCAAGCCCGCGCCTGAACTGTCCGAGCCGCCCGGCGAGGGAATAGCGAGATTCCTGATCTGGACCGGATTGGCCAGCGCGCCGGATACGGATAACTCCTGGTCTGCGGTGACGTGGGCCCCGACGCTCAATCTGTTTGTCGCGGTTGCGCAGAGTGGCACCGGCAATCGGGTGATGACCTCGCCCGACAGCCTCAACTGGACTCTTCGGGTTGCCGCGACGCTCAATGCTTGGCGTGCGCTTATCTACGCGGAAGAGCTTGCATTGCTTGTTGCTGTGTCAGATGACGGCACAGGCGATCGAGTGATGACCTCGGTTGATGGAGTGAACTGGGTCAGTCAAGCCAGCGCGGCCGACAATGAATGGACATCGATTGCCTGGTCGCCGTTTTTGGGTCTGTTTGCTGCGGTATCAAGCGACGGCACCGGCAACCGCGTGATGACTTCCACGAATGGGATCGATTGGACTACGCAGGTAAGCGCTGCGGATAACGCTTGGCAGTCGATCGTGTGGTCGCCCGAGTTGGGATTGT